CACCGTGTTCAGCCTGAACGATCAACGTCGGGTAACTCGGTTCCTGAAAAGGCAGCTGGGTAAAGCAATTACTTCTACCGTTAAAAGCACACCTGCTTACGGAACAGAAGCCATTGCACCTTCGTTCATCTGTATCGTTCACCCAGACCTTGAGCCTGACCTTCGGGCTATAAGCTCTTTCGTGCCTTCTGAGAAGTATGGTACAATGAGTCCTTGGGATGGTGAGATTGGTAAAATCGAAGACGTCCGTTATCTGGCCACTACTATCGTAGAGCCATTTGCCGGTGGTGGTGCCATATCCGGTACCAACGTCCTTGAGACCAACAGCCTGGCTGACGTCTATCCCATGATCTTCCTGGCCCGTGATGCTTATGGTATCGTGGCCTTCAAGGGACAGAATGCTCTTACACCAATGGTTGTGAATCCGAAGGCAAGTGATTCCGATCCGTTGGCTCAGAGAGGACACGTTGGTTGGAAAGGTTACAGTGCAACAATTATCCTGAACGACTTCTGGATGGGCCGTTTGGAAGTGGCTGTATCTGACCTGTCGTAAGTTTAACCTGTAATTAACTGTGTGCTCCCCCAGCCCTCGGGCTATCCCCCTGGCCTGGGGGCACACTTTCTTAACTTATTTATTGGAAGGAATAAATAACATGGCTGTAAATTACATGAGCATGAAAGATGCCGAGCTTAAAGAGCTGGTGAAGAAGTATGACCTTGACGAGAAAGACTACACGTCGGACAGTGGGTCACTCAACAGACAGAAGCTTAGCAACATTTTAAAACTAATTGACGTCCAAACCGGAAAGGTCAAAGAGGCCGTAGTTATTGAAGAGGGTGGTGACGTTGAGGACTACAAGCCGACAACAAAGCTTCACAAGAGCCTGAGTGGCATGATGGTTCAGATCACGTTTTATAACTCAACTGAGAATGATCTGCCTTATGTACAGCTTGGACTTAATGGCATAGGACTTATTATCCCACGTGAGGATAAGGTGTGGATACCCAAAGAGTTCGTTGATGGTGTATTGCAGAATGCCATTGCAACAAAGATGAAAATGATTGTGGTCGAGGGGAAGATTAAATATCAACCCAAGCAGGTGCCCAGACTGCAGCATACAGTGCATGAGATTAAACACATCGACGTGCTCCGTAAAGAGTTCGACGACGAAACGAAAAAATAGGAGATCCCTACATTGGCATTTATAGCAAATGATTATATATTAGATGCTGCTGACTTGTACGGTGACATCGGCTATGACCGAGTAGAAGAGGAAACCTGGATCAAGTACTTGAATGCTTCTATTCGAGCCTTGATCCTGGTTCGTCCAGATGCTGGGGCACAGACGGATAACGTAGAGTTGGTTGCTGGCATACTTCAAACACTGCCAAGTACAGCACTAAGGATGCTTGACATCACAAGGAACATGGGTTCAGGTGGCAGTACACCTGGAAAGATTATAACACCAGCTGACCGTAAGCACATAGACTACTCGAATTTATTGTGGCCAGCTGCCACAGGAGACATAGCAGTAGACAATTTCTCATACGATAAAGAGAACCCAAGAATATTTTATGTGACACCTCCAGTGTCTTCTACTGTAAGTGTGTTCGTAGAAATGCAAGTGTCACAGCTTCCAACTACTATCACAGCTACAGACGACGATCCTGGTGTTAGTGATTTATTCTTCGAGCCACTTGTACAGTACATGCTGTATAAAGCATTCTCTGCTGACGATGAAAGTGTCGAATTTCAAAAGGCTATGGCCTACATGCAAAACTTTTTTAACTTACTTCAGATTGAGATTGCAGCATCTACTGCAATGGGTCCGGAGAAAAAGGAATAATAATATATGGCAACAGCAACAGCAGGATATACATTACTTGACGACTTCCTACCCGAGATGCTTCAGTACTGTAATGGTGCACCAAGCATTATGCTGAGGATTCATTTGATCAATGCAGCTATTGATTTATGCAACAAAGCATTACTGCTTAAGAAGGTTCCGTCACCATTTCAATTAGAAGAGGATGTGCACACGTACACTTTGAAATATTCTCAGAATAGATACCGGGTGCTTGCTGTTGACAATGCAAAGCTTGACGGATCTAATGTTCCATTAGTCAGGACAACTGAGAAAGAGATGGACTCTTCGATTATCAACTGGAGAAGCACCGAGTCAAGTAAGCCAACCAGATACTGGTTAACGGATGACCTCAACACAATTAGAGTGTGGCCAACACCAAAGGAAGATATAGATAGTGACTTTACTGTTGACACTGTTGTCACGTATAAACGTGGACAGATAGAGGTTGACGAATTTATCTTTGAGAAATGGCATGAGGTAATTCAAGCTGGTGCTTTGGCTAAGGTTTTAATTATACCAGAGGCAAGTTGGTTTAACCCAGCTACAGCAACAGTGTTTGCTCGTTCTTTCAGTCGTGGTGTACGAGAAGCCCGTAAGACAACATTAACAGGAACCGGAAATTTTCCAGGCAGGGTTTTACCACAGAACTTTATTGTCGTGGGAAGTGAAGGTATCAGGAGCAGAAGCTAATGGGAATAAAATTTACAAATAACGGTGAGGCCTTATTAGAGACCAACATCGACGACTCTGAAACATTAATAGAACTGCAGACAGATGGTGGTTCTTATTTTCCCACCATCGTTAACTCCAGTGGTGACTTCTTTTATGCCACGTTAGTTGATACGTCCGGTAACATGGAAATTATAAAGGTCACCGAGCATCAAGTCGGGACAGATGTGTTCCAGGTTGTGGAACGTGCAGCCGATGGACTCAGGAACCAGGCAGCAGTTGCCAGGGCATTTGTATCTTCATCTAAGGTACAAGCAAGGCTGAACGTTAAGATATTTGAGGATGACATACACGACGATGTCATATTAACCTACGGTGGTGTTGTGGCATTTGCTACCTCTGTCGAGGGTGTATCCATATATGACACAGACGGCAACGACCCTGCACTAAGGTTTAGGAGTGATGCCGAGGCTGAGGTCGGGGCCATACAAGTTGCCGGTAGTGTAATGTACATGTCTGTTGGCAGTGACGTCGTGTTTAGTGGCACCGAGAATGGTGCTGCAGCATTGTTTTATAATGACGTCACTAAACTGGAGACAACCAACACCGGTGCCACAATAACCGGTGCCCTGGTAGTAGACGGATTAACCCTCGGTGGATTTGAACCCGTTACCCTCGGTGGGGGTGGGTTGATATATGGCCACAACGTCGGAGTGGACACGGTGGAGATATCTGATACCACTGGGGTAAAGATATTTGCTAAGTTTAAAGAGGATGGCCCCGTTGAGTTGTACCACAACGGGACTAAGAAGTTTGAGACAACCAACACAGGTGCTACGTTAACAGGTATCCTGGTTGCAGACGGCCTTGTTCTTGGTGACGATGAATTTATTTCCTTTGGTGCCGGTCCAGATGGTCGGATATATTCGACTGGATTACAATTTGTAATTACCAATGGTGGTGGTACAGAGAATTTCATAAAATGCTCAGACGGTGGTCAGGTAATTCTTTATTATAATGGAGAAGTAAAGGGTGGGTCTTTGGATGATGGTCTTATAGCCTACGGCTGTCTTACAATTCCAGAAATGAGTACTCCTGACCCAGACAGCAACCACGGAAAAATATACACCAAGGATACCAACAGGCTCTACTTCCAGGATGGTAATGGTTTCGAGCACGAGTTGGCATTTGCATAAACTAAACAACCGGGAGCATAAGCAATGAAGATAGTACAAAATGCATTTAAAGGAATAATGCCGAAGCTGGCAATAGATAAGCTGCCTGAGTTCATGGCCCAAATTGCCAATGACTCAAAGACTGCTTCCGGTGATCTTGTACCATACAGGAGATCCACTACGGATCTCCAGCTTGCAGGTGCAACATATAAGTCTCTCTTCGAATATCTTGAAGGTGGAAACACCAACTGGGTCTACTACGATTTAGTTGTACACTGGGTACGATCCCCAACAGCCGGTGATTTGTTTGAACGTACATACCTTACTGGTGCAGATGCTGTCAACGGAAAGTATAAAGCATTTGTTAATGACATACAATTAGCTGGTGACTTTGACTTCACCACCGACTTCTATTTTCCTGGTGCACCATCTGCTACTGCACTGGTGGCAGATGGCTATGCAACTGCTCTTCTATACCGGTCATATTTTTACACGTATGTCAGCCGGTATGGTGAGGAAGGCCCACCGTCAGCTTTGACAACACTCCCAGACTACAAATTAGATGAGCCAGTTGATCTTAACGGTTTTGTGGAACCCTCAGATGCTGATGAACATCTCAAGAAAGTTATTGGTGGCAAAGCCCCAGCTATTAGAATTTATAGGACAGCAACAGATATAGCTGGTGTAGCAGACTTCTTACTTGTGGAAGAGATTGCAGTTGACAACGTTGGCCCCAACAGTACAGCCTGGGCATCATACGAGTATGTGGATACCGTTGCCGGTGCTGATCTTGGTGCAGTTAATACATCAACGTATTATGACAGATGCCCCGATGATCTAACAAACTTACGAGGCCACCCAGGTGGCTTCTTTGTGGCCTCCAAGGATAACACACTATATTTCAGTGAACCCTATTCACCGTGGGCTTGGCCAGAAGATTACCAGATACCGATCGATCAAGAGATCGTCGGAATAGGAGTGTACGGATCTACCATTGTGGTTGCTACCGATGGTAATATTTACACGTTCTCTGGGCCACACCCAACGTCACTGTATAAGACTCGGTTAAACTTCGAGCCTTGCTTATCACAACGTGCACTGGTTGAGACAAATGACGGTGTTCTGTTTCCGTCCTTGTCAGGATTCCAACACGTGACAGCTGGTGGAGTGATCAACATCACAAAGGATATATTCAAGCCAGAGGACTGGAATGACTATTACCTAAGCTCCATGCACGGCACGTGGTACAACGGTGCATACTATGGCTTCTACAATTCTACCAATGAGGGTCACATAATTATTGACATAACCAACGGGTCGGTAACAACAGGTGTCGATTATCATCTTGCTGGATACGTTGCTATTGCTGACGGAAGGTTCCACACTATATTTCCATCAGACATTGCCACCCCGAGTGTGCAGTATATATCTACGTGGGACGGGTCTGACACAGAGTACAGAAGCTTCTCTTTCAAATCCAAGCAGCACATTTTCCCAAAGCCTGTAAACTTTAAAGTTGCCCAGGTTATATTAGATAAGAAATTTTATGACACCCTTATTCAAACTCTGATTGAAGAGAATACGTTGCAAGATTTAAATGATACGGCCTGGGATGTGGGTGACGATCTTGGTGCAACATTCAACGGAGCATCCTGCAATAAGTATTCTGCCAATGGTGACACCCTATTTGATTTTAAATCACTTGGCATACAGGAGTACGTCAACTTTAAGATATTTGTTGACGGTGCTCTAAAGTGGACCAAGCAGGTAACAGACAGCAACATGTTTAAGCTGCCCCGTGGGTTCAGGGATAAGAAGTGGGAGTGGAGTGTTGATGGTATGATACCAGTTAAACGGGTTACACTGGCAACATCCACTGAGGAGATAGTATAATATGGCTGCAATTAAATTGCCCGGCATACCGGACGTTGCCGGGCTTACTGTTCAATCTGATCCGATGCTACGAGAACTATTACTGGCACTTAAGATAACAGTTGAAAAATTAACAGGGGCTACACCAGCAGAGCTGGATGAACTCTTGACAGAGAACGAGTAACAGGAGACAAATATGTTTAACGAAGATTTCAATTTTGACGTAGACCCATTTGATCCAATCCCATTTGGCTCTAACAATATACAAAGACGTACCCTGGTGGCATATGACTGGGGTGATCTTGGTGAGGACTTGGTCGGCCCGGCCATATCGTACATCGGTGATGTACTTGCTGGTGATGACGATGACAATGTTTCTGAAACAAGCAGCACCAGTACGGCAATTGTGCAGCCAAAGACAGAATCTGGGCAGACACTTAGTGACCTGGACTTCTCATTTGATGCTGAGTTTACTGAGAGGTTTAAGGCATTTACAGACTTCCTATCCGAATGGTCACAGGACGATCGGCAGGCATTTGAAAGGTATGCAGAGTACCAGGGGTCCTTAATGGACACCAACCAAGCTATAGCTGGACTCATAACAGAGAACAGTACAGCATCGTTACAGTCCAACCTTAACGACCTTGTTGGTAGTGACATGCTAAAGAAAATGTTTAGGGAAAATATGGCCGAATTTAGTGACCAGACAAATAAATTTGCCCAGCAATTTGCAGAGCAGGTTGGCCAAATCCCGACTCCAGAACAACGTGTTGGTGAGATGGTGTCTGGCATAGAACAGAAATTCGGCCAAGCCGGTGCCGAGCTTAAACGACAGATGGCTGCAAAAGGTATGGATGTCTCTCAGGCATCCTTACGTGAGCTGGCTATATCTAAGGCCACGGCTCTTGCTGGTGGCTCAGCCCAGGCAAAAGAAGCAGCTCGGTTGGAGAAGGCCAATGCTACCCAAGCAGCAACAGGTGTCTTCTCAGACTTAGCAGTAACCCAGGGAGGCTTGTTGACGGAGCAGCAAAAGCTGACACAATCAGGAGCCGACCTAACACCACAGCTTGACGTCACAGAACAAACTTCTGATGCATCTAAACTTGCTGCCAGTGGCTTGGAAGCCGGTGCAACCACGGTCCAAGGAACGGAGACAGAAACTAAAGCCGTCGAGCATGTCCAGCCAGGTATTAAGGGACCAATATTCTATGATAGTCTGGGTAACCAGGTAACGGAAACCGGTGATCCAATAGAGACTGGCCAAGATGGAACGGTAAACGGCAGTGGGAACACTACAAATGCTGGTGTCGATGATGGTCCTCTACAAGGATCGGGAACAGAAGACCCGATAGTTGATCCAGTAACAGGTGTGGTAACTGATGATCTCAGTGGGGCACCCGGTGATACCGGGCCAGAAGGTGCTAATGGTGACCAGGGCACCGGTGAGAGTGTTGCTGACACTAACCCAGACCTTGCTAATTCAATAGAGACTGGTTTGATTACTGGGATAGAGCAGGCTGTTAAAGCAACCCCCTTTGCCCCCTTATCACCATTTATTAATGAGGTATTAGACCAGGCCCCAGTCGGGCAAAATACTGGGGCACCCGGTAGTACACCAGGAGGTGGTACACCAGCCCCAGGTAGCTCAGGTGCAGCTGGTGCAGTAACTGGTACTGGAGTTATTGGTATCGATTCTGCAAACAGCACCGGCTTACAAGGTGCAGGGCATGAAGGTGTTTCTGTGTCAGGATCTGGCCTTACCGGCAGAGAGTTGGCTGAGTTTAATGAGTTAGCACGGACCATTGGTGGGGATGGTGATTCCACCGGAGGTAACGTAGGTGTTGGCAGCTCAGCCGGTAACCCAGGTGATCCACCCGGCACGGCCGGTGGTGGTCTCCGTTGCTTCATAGCAGGTACCCAGATTAGCACACCAGATGGATTTATCAACATAGAAGATATTGTTGACGGCCAGGAAGTGATGTCGTGGGATCTATACTCTAACAAGGTGGTCACCAGTTTGGTTGGTAAGCTTACAACTACCCAACGACTTGAGTATTACATGGTGACGTTTGAGTCAGGAAATAGTATTGGCATAACCAACGATCACCCACTGTACACAGATAACGGCTGGGAGTCTATTGACCCCACAGCCACGTGTCACATAGACGAATATAACCACGTTGATTTGGTTAGTAAGTTGAATGCCGACTCGTGGGTGTGGACACAGAGTGACAACACGGATCTTGTTAAGTCAATCATACCCGTGCTTGGCCAGGTAACTATGTACACACTCTGTTGTGTTTCACCAGCAGAGAATTTCTTTGCCAACGGTTATCTTGCAAGTGACATTAATGGAGACAAAATATAATGAGTAAACTATCAAGACGTGTAGGTGTAGGTCTCGTTAAATTTGGGGAGGCTTTTCAATCAGCCCAGCAGACTCGAAGGTTAGAAGAACGGTCTGATGCCAGACTTGAGAAAGAGGATGCCTTCAAAGAACGTGAGCTATCCATTAGAGAAAGAGAGTCCGAGATCAGAGTTAAAAATTTAGAACGTCAGGGAAGATTGGACGAGGGAAAGCTTTTACATGCCAACCTCGTACGAGACATGACAGCAGCTGGACAGAACCATAACCTGGCTGCAGCTGCATACAGCCGATGGTTTCCGGATAATCGTAACTACACAGTTAACAAAGAGAAAGCTCGTGACATGACCCACGAAGTAACTGGCAAGCCTGCATTCATGGTTTGGGATGTTAGTTACAATGACACCAATGCAAGAGGCCAGTTAGTACCAGACGAAACCACTGGTAAGACTAAACAGAAACCAGGCCCTAACGGCCCCCGTATATTCTGGACCCAGGATGAGTATGCTAAATTTCTTGGTAACACAATGAATCCGGATGCCTTCCAAGCCTTTGCAATTAATAAGCAGACCGACAAGGCAGCATATGACTCCGAGCTAAGTAAGGCCAATGCTATAACTGAGGGTAAGCTCAAGGCACAGGAGAAATTCCGTAAGACACCTGAGGGAATTGCAGCTACCAAGAGACAGAAGGCTGAGACGGAACGTATCGTTGCTGACACAGGTAGGTTGGAACGTAGTCCTGCTGCTGGTGGTGAGGATAAACGTATGAGTAAGATGAGAAATCTACCAGGGCATGAGGAGGGTGAGACATCAAATTTAACCGTAATGGAAATGAAGCAGTTCCAGAAGGATGCCGACTCTAAGCAGGAGAACTTACCTGGAATTACAGCCCAGGAAGTTAGGTACACTATACAGGGTAATGAGAAGCACCCAATGCTTGTTGAAAATTCAGCTGATCTTGTAGTAAAAAGGGGTGGGTCAGATCAGGAGATTAACACTGCAGCAGCTAATATATCTAAAGCATTTAAGATATCCCACGAGACAGCCAAGAATATGTTACGGGTTGCATTGAGGGGTAGGAAGGGTAACAAACCAGGCTTCTTCAAAAGGTTCTTTCAAGGATCACCATCAGAAGAACAACAAGGGCAGCAACCGATTGGTTCTTAAATAAAGGAAAATAAAATAATGGCAACAAGTGACTATGAACGTTTACTACTGGGTGACGTGGACAATACAGAGGAGGATAACGTTGCCTCTCCTGGCAGTTTTGAAACCTCGTTGAATGACTACGAGAGGCTTCTTAACACAGAAGTTGATCCAACACCCAGTGTAGAAAGTACAGAAGCTCCCGTAAGATTGGAGCCAAAGGCAAGACCCGAAGCTGATGTAGTTGAGCAGCTTGGTTCTATATACCGTAGAACAGGACAGAGCATTCTCCAGGGTACAGCAGACGTAGCCCGTGGTGCTGCACTGTCACGGGAATTTACAGACGACCCAGAGCTTTTTGTAGATAGGGATCTTGACTGGATACACATGACACCAGTCGAGCAGGCCGAAGCTGGAAAAAGATTTCTGGGCCAGGACGAGGAAGTTATACGTCAGTTAAGGATACAGACCCACATAGCAAAACGTGAGGAGTTCATTGCAGCCGGTGAGAAGTTTGCTGCCTGGATGCCTGAGGTTGAGGGTAAACGTACCACAGGTGCACTCAGTGTTGTTGACGACATAGCCACAGGTGTATCCAGATTTCTACCCACAATGGTGGGTGGTGCTTTGTCTGGTGGTTCCCTTGCATTCCCCCTTGCATATATGCAACTGTTACCAGGCAAGTATGAGGGGTACATAAAGGACAACGTTGAGCCAGAACGGGCCTTTGCAACAGCACAAGGTGCTGCAGTAGCTCTGGCTCTTGTTGAAGGTTTAAGTGCCAACATAGTCTTAGGCAAAATGGCCCAGGTGATGGGTAAAAAGTATCTTGGGAAGGGACTAACTAAATTCATAGATGCCCTTGTTATACCTGGCACTTCTGAGGGTTTTGAGGAGCTGACCCAGGGAGAGCTTGAAGTTATCTTTGACGTTCATGCCAAGAACCCAGATGCAACCCCAGAAGAAAAGGTTGCTAAAGTTATTGGGATTTGGAAAGATCCTACATTTCAGAAACAAAAACTTTATGAGGCAGCTATAGGTGTGGGTGGTGGTATGACTATGGGTGCTGGTGCCGTAGCCACAGCCAGGATCAAAAATGGCCCAGGCTCAAAGGCAGCAGTAGATCAGATCCCAGACGGTGACGGCAACAAAATGGAAGATGTGCCAACCGGCCAGGATGGTGTGCAGATAGTAACACCTGACACACGTGCTGAGACAGATGTTAAATCAGAAGCTGAGACAGTTTCGTCAGTAGAGTCCATGCTGGGTATCGTTAATGAAACCCAACCAGGTGAGGACGGTGTCAGTATAAATTCAGATTTGACGGTAACTGATGAACAACGTACTGCAATGCATCAAAACACGGATGCCTCAAATAATGTTATAAGCAACAGTGTGCTGGATGATACTATACAGCAGACAAATGTTGAACTTGAAACGGCCGAGGCCAAGCTACAGAACCTTGTAGGCTTTTATAACAATGCAGTAGAAGCCGACGATGCCGAGGCTGCATTACAAACTGCTAACATGATGGCCCAGGAGACAGAGAATATAGTAAGTGGTTACGGTAAAATGCTTAATCTTGCTGCTGAAAGGCACAAGGCTAATAGCACAATCATGCCGGAGAATAATACCACAGAGGTGAAGGCAGTTGTGGATAGACTACAGGCTGAGGCTAAGGAACGTATCACAGCTCAAACAACTGCTGTACGTCAGATACAACTTGAGGCTCAGCAGAATATCATAGATAAGATGGATACTGACGAGGGCTTGCAGGCAGAACTAATTGGTGCCTCCGTTACGAACACACGTGAGGGTAACCCAAAGCAGGCCAAGTTGTACAACAACATCATATCTGAAATGAGATACTACACTGCTGTTGGTAACCAAAGCTACTTTGAGAAGACACCAATGAAGAAGCTTATCAACCTTAGGGTAGAGGCAGCACTGAATGACGAGATGATAAAGGGTGACCCACAGAAGGGTGACACCATGACTCTTGCCAGGAACCAGGCTGTGATCCAGTGGCTTGATAAGATGATTATAAATCGTGGAGAGCACGATCAGGTGCAACTACTTGGAGATAGAATTTCCCACGATGCAGCTATGGCAAAGAAAGAGGCAGCTAAAAAAGCAGCCACGGCTACTGCTGCCCCTGCAGTTAAAGCTGTTGAACGTAGGAAGAAGAACGTTGCTACTGGACAGAAGGTTAAAGAGCAGAGGAGACTTGCTGGTGTTGCTGACAAAGCTAAGAAGGGTGGTCGTACAGTTACAGATCAGTCTAAGAAGATCCGTGAACAGGTGGCTGGTCCGACTCGTACAACGGAACTCAAAGAAGCTAAGGAAGATAAAGCTAAACGAGTGGCAGCTGTTGAGAGACAAGTACAAGGGAACAAGGATTTAGCTGACACCCCTGTATCACGTGCAAAGCAGATACTGCCTAATGGTGTTGAGTTCGACGGTATCGGTGACGGCCAAACGGCTATGCCATAGGGCCACGTGGCT